CCGGTGTCTCAAATGTACCGGCGAGAACAGCATCCAAAGCGGCTAGGATTTCTTCCCACGTCATTAGATTATCTCCATTGTGTTGATTGTTTGCATAAGCGATAGGAGCTGCTTGCGCTTTAACTCCTTATCGTCTGCCTTTGGAATTGGGTCTGTCTCGGCATGTAGCTGATACAGATTTTTTGAGACATCTTTCAGTTGATCGGCAAGTGAAAGGATCATGCCTCGTATACGAGAGTTGAGCACACGGCCCGCTTTACTACGCATATCCGCGTATGCGAGTGCGTGCTCTTCTGATTGCTTGATAAGCGTAGCCGCTACATCCAGCTTTTCTTCTAACGTCATAGCTTTTACATTGGATGTCATAGTCATTGGGTTTGCCCCTACCGTAACCGGTGACCATTCAATAATGTTCAGTTTGTTAAGTTCTTTTGTACCATCTGCAAGCGGTGTTGTCTCTACCTCTTCATAACCAAAGCTGTATTCATCGACGCTGCCAAACTTGATATGCTCGTATGCGTCTTTGCCGTCGGTAGTGTTGAGGTTGAACAGGCCCTTCACATATAGCGCGCCGTTATCGCGTAGACGCTCTGGCAGACGCGCATCACCCGCTGGTATCTCTTCTGCTAGCACCGTCTTACCAATCGGTCGCTGCATATCGTGCTGCCATACCATCTTGGGCAGCTTGGCTTCTATGCTTTCCTTGAATGCGCCGTAGATAACGCGATCGCCGTATGAATCGACATTGCCAAAGACGCTTACGTACGCTTCGACGCTGCCCTGCTCATCGGCCTTGAATTCTACTGGTATGTTCTTGTACTTCATTAGTTCCGTTCCTGTACTCGTGATCGGCGAACTGGACGCAATGTGCAACGGCAGTTGATTGCCTCTTGTGGCTCACCTAGTCCGGGGCCTTCGCCTGCTCCAGATACGAACTGGTCAAACGTCTCGCCCTCTTCAATCCATTCGCCGTCTAAATCTTTGTGCGTCTTGCGTACGTCAGAATCACGCTGGGATAGCCATACTTGCACTACCTTGCGCTTTGGGTCTGTTTCCCGTGCATTGACGCGCTCGACTGTCTTGCGCTGCACTACCGTTGCCTGTGCTTTGCACGTTGTCGTAGCGATCATCTTTGCGCGTGACGTCTGCATCTCGCTAAACTTTTCTAACAGGGCCTTCTGCACTTCCGCTACTGGCTTGCCTGCGTTAGCTTCGAAAACTCTTGCTACGTCCTTTTTAGCCGTGTTCAAAGACTCTTTCATGTTCTCGGTAGACTTGCGGATCTGCTCATCACGTATTTGATCTGTCAGGCTCTGCACTTGCGTTAGGTCGCCGCCCACGCTCTCAAGCGTCATCTCGATGATCTGCGTACGCAATGCCTCTTGCGTTGCTTCATTGGCTGCTATAAACTGCCTGACCAAATCCGCTATGTTGATTGCATCCTCTGGGGCTTTTACCATTTTGTTGGCGTCAACAAAATGATGGGCTTTCACCTGCTTCATCACGGCCCGCTCTACGCGCTTCATTACTTCCGCAACATCCGCTTGCGTAGCTTCCGCAGCTTTGAGGATAACATCCTCTTGCTTCTGCCAGTACTTCACCGCTTCTGGCTCGTGCCACTTTACCTTGCGGCCTTCTATGCTTTCGATTGGGTCGGCGTTGGTTTCTACCGCCTGCTTTGCTTCTGGATCTGGAGCGCTAAAAGCACCAAAGCCGCCGGGCTGCGGTACGACTTCATACGAGTATTTATCGCCGTCCTCTACTGGCTCAAATCCCAGTTTAGCGCGGCTCTCATTAAGCGTGATTAGGTTAGCGTTAAACTCTGCAATAACAGGGTAGATAACCGCATCCACGTCGGGCTGCAATGCCTGTACTTCGCCAAGATCAAATTGCAATTGGACGTCTGGGAATTCCTTACGCAATCCAGATTCAAGTTGTTCTTCTAGTGCATTCCAAAAGGGCACGCGCGTGAGCGTCGTAAACTCTTGATAGGCGCTTGCTAGGTTGTTGTAGGTACTGCGAGCCAGTCCTGCGCTCGTAAGCACTACGGCCGGATGGATGCGGAATGCACCGCATATTGAAGTCTCAAGCTCTTGTATCGTCTCGATAGCTTGCAGCTTCTGCGCGTCCAGTCCCATCTGCGTATAGTTCATGCCAGAACCAAGCACGAGCGGGTCTGTACGCTCGCGCCCGCTTGCATCCTTACGCTTGCGTAGCTGCGCTTTGAGCGACTCCACGGTAGCAATAGGAATATCGCCCGGCGCTGACAGCACTCCAGACGGTACGGCATTAGAAGCCACAAGCGAATAGATCGTAGCTTGCAGCTCGTTGTATGTGTTGATCTTATCCCATGCCACGCTGATAGGGCTTACACCCTTGTGCATATTGACCGGATCGCGGTATGCTGGATTCTGGATGTGGATCACATCTTCTGCGGGCCAGTCCTGCGTTATGTTGCCTGACTGGTATCGGTAAGCGTAGACCCATCCCAGATCGTTAAGCAGCGGCGCAACGTGAGCATCCGAGTAAGGGTATAGCTCAACGATGTTACCCATTGCCGAGCGTACCTTTACGATGTAGGCATTGCCGCTGATCGCTAGGTATGTCCAGACGATCTGCCAGAATTCGGCTTGCCCCATACGTGGGTTCGGCTTGCGGAACAGCAAGCTGACGGGATGGTTGCGATTGATCGTACCGTCGTCGTACATCGCAGCCAAAGGCGGCTCGTTGAGCGTAGATGCGTAAACACCCACGCAGGCCGCTACGACTGGGTTGCGATTGAATCCGTGTTCGACGTTGGCAAGGTAACCAGCTTTTGTAGGATAGCCAATACGCCCTCCGACTTGCGTGCCGTTAGGGCTTGGTAGTGCTTGATTGTTACGACCAAAGAGCTTCTGGAAGTAATCGGCTATTGCCACTATATCTCGTAAACGTAAGTGTTAGATTCGTGTCCGTTTACTGCGTAGATGAGAGCATCAACCATATCGTCGGGCTTCCCATCTTTGCCGTCGAACATAAGGAGCTGTTCGGTAAATTCCAAAGGTACGTTATTAACGTGTTTGATGTAGCCGTGCTCATACTTGCCTGCAATGGGTAGGAAGCGAGTGAGCTTATTGCGTCCACGTGGATTGACACCCTGAATGTTAAGCATGGTCTCGGCTCGGAGCTGTTGTACCATCACCTCTTGATAAGCCACATTCTCAACGCACACCCTAACCGCATTCCAGTTGTAAGCCGTCTGCTTGATCTTGTCTTTGGTCTCGTTAAAGCTCCACTTGCCAAATACCACATCAGCGACATAATATGTCGTCCCACGCTTGCCTACTACCACGATAGCGCGATCGTCTGCGTTGGATTTCATACCTACCGCCAAGTCTACTCCGATTACGTACGTGATGTCATCTTCTGGTAGCAGAGCGTATTGTAGCCACTCTTTCCGCATGATGCGCCCCATTGGCCCGATAAACTCGCCCTCCAATTCCTGCCGCGCAAACTCGCTCGTGTACGTTTCCTCGAGATTACGCACGTATTCGCTAGGCAGGTGGATATTGTCCCGCGTCTTGGCCGTCACCACGTAATAGTCTGGATTGCCTGCCGTTGCCTTACGGAAGATGCGCTCATATACCCAGTTGGTATCTCCGTTAGGCGATGTGGTTATCCAGCATCTGGTAGGATCACGGCGGATACGGCCTAGCATAACATCCCATGTAGCACCGTCCATATAGTCCGCCTCGTCTAGCCAGAACCAGTTAAGATTAGGGCCTCGGAGTGAATCGGGCTTGTCTGCCGATCGCCAGAAGATCGTAGTACCGTTGACTAGCTTTGTCACTCCTTCGCTCTTGTTATGCTCGTCTACGTACTGACTGAACAGGTCGAAGAACGTGAGCTGCGTAGCATCACGAAGCATTGGGTATGTTGGTGCTAGGATCGTGCCATACGTGCCCGCAGGCTGCCGTAGAACCTCCACGCAGCCCGCTAGCGTCTTACCTGACCCGATACCACCAACAAATCCCCTATGCCTCGCCTGATTGCTCCAGAAGTCTATCTGGGCTGGTAGCGGGTCGGCTATCTCCAATTTCGCCATTGTATGCTTTCAAAGGTTTGCGGATTACTACTTCAATCTCTTGGACGCCGTTGGTTTGGTGCACCTTGTCAGACTGGCCTAACCTGTTAGCACCTAACCAGCGCAGCATCCCAGAATCGCCGTCCATTGCTTTTTCAAACTGCCTACGATGGAGCGCCCGCCGTCCGGCTGCTTGTCCTGCTTTCCAGACTTCGTAGTATTTGTTGTAGATGGTTTGATCCGAGCAGGCAAACTCGGTAGCAATATCATCTACCGAGCATCCCTCTTTTGCCATCTGATATATCAAGTCTTCGTCTAATTCTATTCTTGGTCGTGCCATATTTTGGGCCTTTCGCTAGTTTCAAAATGTGCCAAATAACTACTCTATCTCTTCCACTTGCACGGTAAAGTTAATATCTAGCAGCGTTTCCATGCGTTCCACGTATTCACGGAAGTTAGCATCTGTCTCAATCTGATTACGCATGTTCCGCAGAGCGTGGATAACTGACGAGTGGTGCTTGTTAAATAGCCGCGCTATCAAGGAGTTAGATAGTCTGTACTTCGTGAACAGGAAGTACATGAGCAGATAACGGCATTCTACGACCCAATGGAAGCGGGATTGCGCTACAAGCTGCTCCCATGTGCAGTTATAGAGCTTGCAGAATTGGTCGATAAGGTTCAGG